CCGTGGTCGGGGTCGTCCCGTCCCCAGGAGACGGGATATAAACCTGCGGATACCACCCTCTCGGCAGTCTCGTCGGAGTCGGGATCGGATAATCGGTCGGCGTGGTCGTGACGGCCGCCTCAGCCCAAAGCCTCCATTTTTGCGTGTCCCCGTCCCAGGAGATATGCGCCTTGACCTGCTGCGGGTTGTCTCCCGGCTTGGGATAGACCCCCTCGAAGTCGATCGGCCCATCTTCGCTGTCGTTCCTGCGGAATAGGGCGCTCGTCGCGATGTGCAGGGATACGATCGGCCTTCCGTCCTCATCCCCGCCGAGATGGTGGCGGCACTTCCCGGAACCGACGTCGAATGGCCCCCCGTTGTTCTTCGATACCAGGGCGATGACCTTGTTATCGCCCGATGTCGGCTCCGAGGCGACCGTGCTTCCGGGGCCTCCCTGACCAGCCCCTCCGGACTCGCCGCCTTCCTCTCCGGATGCAACCGGTGGGCCGATCTGCGGCCCCGGCTCCTGATCCTCTCCGTCGTCGATCACGAATCCGCCGCGGGTATCCCCGCAGCCGGTCGGCCCGATGTTCCACGCGATCGCGTTCTCCGCTCCAAGCGGCTTGCCGATCACCCACATCATCGACTGGAGCCTGCCGATTCGATCCGTGGAGAGCTTGTTGTTCGAGTGCCCATCGGCAACGATCGACCCCATCTTCGGGTCCGCCCTGCGGTGGATCGCCGCCAGTCGATGCTCGATCGGGAAGAAGAGTTCCTTCTGCCCCTTCTCGGAGTCGCTCGCCGCGACGACGATCCCGACCGTCCCGGCCCCGAACTTCGGCCAGACGTACTCCCCGTCGATCAGAGGCGGGTCGATGCTCAGCGCCTTGTACCTGGAGTCGGCCACATAGCCCTGACCGAGCGGCTGTATCGGCCCGCCAAGATACCAAGACATCACCCCGCAACTGCCGCTATTCCCGCCGCCGGAGGCGACAGGGTCTCCCCCCAGGGGGCCGCCTCCCCCGCCGCTCCCGTCCGGGTTGCCTGGATTCCCAGGCGCTCCCCCTCCGGAGGTCCCCCCAGACGACGAGCCGCCCCCGACGGGCGCGAACCCGTATGTTCCCGCATTCGCGTCCGGCGCATTCGGTGCCGGAGTGAATCCCGGGAACGAGCTTCCGGTGCCGAGATTCGGCCCCGGAACCGTCCCCGGAATCGAAGGATCCTGAAATCCCGGGAACGAGGATCCGGTCCCGATAGGAGGCCCCGGAACCGTTCCTGGGATCGAAGGGTCGGTCCAGGAGATCAGCCCGCCGGTACTACCCGAGCCCCCGTCCGTAGAGCCACCGCCACCTCCCGATCCGCCCCCTCCTACGACCGCCCCCCATGCCCAGGAGATTCCGGGGATGTCCCTGGTATCCTTGGGCCAGAAGACCGACCCGACGACGTCCCCGATCTGGTATTCCCCGCCCTGGTCGTATTCATAGTGCCCGATCTGCTCGGAGCCGCCTTGGATGCCGCGGACCCTGACGCCGAGGATGCACCTCCTGTTCGGGAGAGCATCCCCTCTATCCTCGTAGTTCGGATCCTGGAGGACCAGGATTCCAGGCCCGAAACTCTCCCTGGAGTCGGTGAATCTCATGTGACCAGCCGCATTATAGCCCGTCTGGCGGAGTTATCCAGGAGCGAGAACAGGTTGACGTGGACTCCCTCCCCAGGGAGTTCAAGGCGCGTCACCGTCTCCCCGTCCGTGCTTACCTCGTGCTCGACCCCGCGGATGTTGCCGGCGGGCTTCACGGCCGACTTCATGTCGGCGACGTGAACCCCCGTCTTGCGGTCCACCAGGGCACCCCAGTACGCCGCCGCCTTCGCCTTCGAGATCGCCAGGAGGGAAGCCCCGACGTCCTCCCCGGACTTCTTGTGGTTGATCACGAGATCCTCGATATCCGGTTCCTTGTCGTTGCCGTTGAGCCCCAGAGCGTCCCGGATATCCTCCTCCCGCTCGTCCTGCCAAGCCACCCTAGCCGTCTCGACGCCGGCACCGATACGGATTTCCATCTCCGGACCCTTGCATGGACCGATCGAGATGCCTCCCATCAGATCCTTCACGTCGTCCGGCTTGATCTCGACCCGGAATAGTTGCTTGTCCGTATTCGGGGCCGCAGGGATCGCCGTCAAGATGAACATCGCCTTGTGAGAGTTGGTCAGTCTCGCCCACTCCTGCGCGTTTAGGACCGCGTTGAAGGCGTGGGTCCTGCCCGTCTGGGTCAGATCCAGACTCGGTCCGCAGCGGCTCGGGATGACCCCCGCAACCCCCGAGTCCCCGTTGATCTCGATCATCGACGGGAGGACCTGTTCGGCCATCCTGTTGGGGTCGATCTGGTACTCGACGTGGATCACTCCCTGGTCTTTGTCGAGGATCGACACCGTCGCCGGAGCCGGGCGAGTCTCCGTATTGATGCGTCCATCCAGGGGCCATCCGACGACGTTGAGGGCCGCAGACAGATCCGCCCCGTTGGTCGCCTGCGCAAAAAGCGCCCTGGTCGAAGGGATGATCGCATAATCGGAGTAGCAGACCGCCGGAGCCCTCTGACCGCTCTGAGGATCGATCGTCGCCACCCTATAGGCTCTGAGGTCGAGAAGCCGGTCCATGACCGTCCTCTCGACCCTGAACGTCTTCCTGTAGTGATACTGGATTGCCGCTATTCTCGCGGCCCAGTCCCCATCCGGGCTTGCACTTCCAGCAAGCCCCAGAGCCCCCCAGAGGTCGTTCCACGGAACCATCGCCTTGTTGAGGATGTCGAAATCCAGCCTGCCCAAGGTCCCCGGCACACCGAGGGAGTTCAGGTAGGCGAGATACTGCTCCATCCTCACATACGTCCCCTGGCATACTTCCGCCCCGCCGATGGTCGCCTGGAAATCCGGGATCGGGATCACGTTGTGAACAACCAGGGCCTTCTTGTCGTCCTGAATCGTCGTCGTCGCGGATCCGCTCTCCTCGAATTTCAACCGCATCTCTATTTCCGGGGTGAAGAGGAACGTGATCTTCGACGGCCTCAGAGCCGAGAAGTCGGTCGGCACGATCGTCCCGCGACCCCATATCGGAGGCCCGAGCTTGTCCACCTCCGCGTTCTCCCCCCCGTCGGCCCTCGAAAAGATCGTAACGTTCCCGTCCTTGTCCAGCCCCACCTCCCCAGCCGCCGCGTACCCGAGCAACCTTTGGAGCGCCGCATCGCTCGTATCGTCGATCTCGGCCTGCTCGATCGGAAGACTCTTCTGCCCGTCGATGCTCGACGAGATTGAGTAGGAGAACGACGATCCGGAAAACTCGGACTCGAAATCCCGCATCTCCTTGAGGACGTCCTCGAAGATGTCCTTGAGCTTCCAGCGGGCCTCTTCTGCGTCTTCGGAGTCCTCGTCCTTGATCGAATAGGGAGCGTACCAGAGCTTCGGCGCGACGTCTTCGAGTTCCGGAGGAAGGTTCGGGGCCGCAAGCCGCTTGAACCCGACCCGCCGCCGGATGTTGATCCTCCGGAGGATATGGCACATAGGCCACATCCACCGCCGATCGGCTACCGTGACGCGACGGATGTTCGGGTTCTCCCCAGGGCCGACGTGGAGGATGTATAGCCCCTTTACCGTCAGCGTGTCCGACCTGCCGTTGATGATTAGTTCGACGGGCTTCCCGATCTTCCCCTTGAGGGCGTTCTCGGAATCCAGGGTGACGTCGAACTCGCGGATTTCCGGCCTTACGCCGGTACGGATCGTCCATCCGAAATTCGCAGACATCAACAACGGAACCCCTGCGAGAGTCCCCGTCACGAGGCCCATGGCGATCAGGTGGCGACGTTCCCGCCGCCGCCTCCTCCTCCGCCTCGGACGGAATTGAACCGCTCGAATTCAAGGACATCCTCGACGTCCGTCACGTCGATAGTATACCCGTCGAGCCCGAGTCTCAGCGGCGTGGTCCTGCGCGTGTGCCTGATCGGAGTCCACCCGCCGTTGTTGCCCACCCCTCCCGTCCCTCCACCGCCGGACCCTCCGGCCGCGTTCCCCATGATGAGATTGACGAAGTTGGAATAGTCCGCACCGGTCCACGACCCGCCGAAAATGTTGATCTGCCCGCCGAGGCCGACGAAGGCGCCTGCATAGTCCGTCCCCACCAGGTCGGCGTTGAGCCCGACGCTGGAGCCTCCGCTACCTCCACCCCCTCCCCCGCCCCCACCGCTCCCGCCCAGTTCGCGCTTCTGGACGATCGTCCGCTTGAGGTGCCTGGCTGGACCCTGATAGTCGTACCGCCCCAGGGGGTCTCCGTTGGCGACCGGCACCAGGACAACGCCATAGTCCTGGACGATCTCCGTCGTGATCCTCTGCTCGATCACGCTGTTCGTAGCCACCAGGATCGTCAGCCTCGCGCTGATCCTGTTGTCGTCGAAGTCGAACGACGGGGATTCCTCGACCAGCGCCGCGGACCCTCCGGACATGGTGGCTGCCGCAAGGTTGACCAGCCAGCTTTTGATCGACTCGTATTTCCCCTCCAGGTCCGTCGTCACCGTGGAATCTATCCAGCAGGTGAAGTCCGCAACGAGCGTAGCAAGCCGTTCCGCCACTGGGGTATCCCCTGGAGCGACCCTGGACCTGGTGACCCTCACGTTCTGCCGGACAATGGCCGAATCGTTGACCCCCCCGCCCTGCCCGAACACGATCTCGTCGTAGACGCGGGTGAACGACAGCGTCCTGTTGGTGTCGTTCGCCTCCGTCCTTGGCTCCTCGGCGAGTTCAAACGTCCCACCCAGGGCGGCCAGGACCGCCGTGCAGTATGCCGAGATGTTGGCCTCGTACTGGCCGCGAGCCGTCAGAGACGCCGGGGGGACCGCCGTATAGATGCCGGCAACCGTGACGGTCCTCCTGCGCGACGGCGAGTAGGCCACGTTCACCGTCGAATCCCTCCTCCCGCCAGCATGGACGACGTCCGCCGGAAGGCCGAACCGGATCGAGACGGTATAGATCCTCGCCCTGTTGGACGCCTTGTCCTCACGCTTCTCGATCGTCGGCTCTGCGTCGAACCCAGTGGCATCCGAATGCCGGAACGCCATGATCTCGGTTGAGCCGTTCAGCCAGACTAGATCCATCCTCGGCGTCCTGAACACCGATTCCGCCGCCGCCAGCTTGTTTGCATACGTCGATTCCGTCTGGTCGGCCACCTCGAATCTCATCTGGACGGAGGCCGTGACATAATCGATCGAGTGCGTCACCAGATCGGTCAGGACGTTGTCGCTCGTGCCGCCGACCGGGTAATACGCCTTCCCGGACGAGGACGCATCAAGAACCGACGCCGAATTGTCCGTCGTGATCGCGTTTCCGGAGACCGAGAGGACCGTGAACGTCCCGTTATTCGCCCCGCTGGCGCACCCCCGGATCGTGATCATGATCCCGGCCTTGATCCAGTCCTTGAGCTGCTCCGGGAGTGCCAGGAGCGTATAGACCCCCGTCCCGGCCGCGATCGACGCCACCGACAGACCGCCGTAGAGGATCTGGTATTCCCGCGCCATCGCCTACCTCGTCATGAAATCGGCCGCCCCACGCCCGAGGGCCTCGCCGACCGTCTCCATCGATCGCCTGTCGATCGCCCGCTTGAGTTCCATCCTCCCCCACATGACCTTGTACATCGCCTGGGCCTGCTTGATCAGGTCCCCCGCCTGGGGAGCCTTCCCCCCCGCCACGATGTCTAGCCGGGTGAGATCCTTCAACATCTCGTAGGTCGGCGCGATCGCGTCGTTTTTTGCCTTCAAGTCCGCAAGGGTCGTCGAAGCGGCCCCGGTTGCCTCCAGCGACTTCCCGATCGCCATTCTGGCCGCAGTCCGCAGCTCTTCCGGCAGATGTTCCGTGATCCGGTCGGCGGTCCCCTTGGCGATCCCCTTGATGAACGGGAAAGCCTCCTCCGAAGCGTTGATCGTCGCGCGGATGCTGTTGGCGGCCCCAGGGGCGACGGAGCCGATCGCGGAGAGGACGGTTTCGAGCGGATTGAGCGGGTTCAGCCGGAATGCCTGCCCTCTCTGGATCTCCCGGCCGGACTCCTCCTTGCGCTTGCGGTCCTCCTCCTGGCGCTCCCGCAGCTCCTCCCTGGACGCCGCCACGCGCTCCGCGTCGAGCTTCTTGAGATCCTCCGTGGCCTTCCCGAAGTCGATCCGGATCTTGAACGTCGCGTTCGATGCGATCACCGTCATGTGAGCACCACCCCGGAGCGCGATACCGCGGCGCTTATGCGCTGGTCCTGTGAGGCCGGACTGTTGATCTCGTCGTATGTCGCAAAGAGGGAGTAGGAGAACGTCCCCGCGCCGGGCGCGTCCGTCGTGCTCGTCGCAAGATCCCCGGAGAGCGCAACCCCGATCCCGTCCGTGATCGACGTCGGGGGCGTCGAACCTGCGGCCCGCCGCAGGATCACCCGATAGCGATCCCACCGCGCCGCCGGAATCTTCCAGGAGAGCGAACAGGACCCGCCCCCGAGCGGTGTAGCGACGAGGTCGTGGGCCGGATGATAGAACGCCTCATCGGACGTCATGAGCCGGAACTGGTACTTTCGGAAGCAGGTGTATTTCGTCGCCTGATCCAGTTCGCCGCCCGAAGCCGAGACGGAATCGAGCTTGATCCGGACGCCGTGGAGATTGTTGAGCGACTTGACCGCCGCCAGCAGTTCCGTCTCGCATTCCAGGAGCCCGCGCCCCTCGGAGACGCCCTGCCCATAGGAGGCCGCGACGTTCCTGTTGCCACCTAGCAGCGCCTTTTGCCCCAAAGCGTCTCCGGGGGCCATCATGATGAGCGTCAGTTCGATCCTCTGGTCGAGCAGCCCGTTATCCGTCCTCCCGTTCGGGTCCGTCGTCGCCTCCATCGGGGCGATCAGCACCATCGGGACGCGCTCAGTCCGCAGAGCGTCCTCTAGGATTCCCGACGTCGCCCTGACGGATGGGAAGACCGTTCCGCCCGATCCGCCCCAGGTCCGAAGCCTGATCAGGTACTCAAGTTGCTTCAGGGCTTGCCAGGTGTTCATAATCCTGCCGGATGCTCCATCCGATATACGGCCTTTTCGACCGCGCCCATCAAGGCCCGCTCGGTCTTCCCGCGTCCGCCGTCGAGGGTGTCGGTCATGGCCTGGGCCGCCGCCGGGTTCGTAGCCGCGCCGGTAAGCGCGGACCTTTCGATTGCGATCCGATCTCCCGCGGCAACGAAGATCTCTTGAGACTCCTTCGACAAGCTCGACCATTCCCCCCAGGAGATGCGCCCGCCTGCGCGCAGGAACGCCTCCGCCTTCCGAAGAGCGAGTCTCTTAGCCTCCTCCGGAAGCCCTTCGACAGGAGTTGCGTGGGACGCGAGGAACCAGTCGATCATAGGGTGAGGTCCGACAGTTTCCCCTGCTCGAAGACACGCCCAGTCGGATCGGCGGCCCCGTAGAAGATCACCCCGATACCGAACTCGTCCTCGATCGAATTGGACATCTCCGCGGCCTCTTCCACCGCCGGAAGGGCGTTGTACAGAAGGAGCCCCCTTCCGTGGACGGTATCCTCCGGAGCCCAGAGGAGCTTGAAGCCGACGTTCGAGAGCCTATAGCCGGGCCGGTTGCCGGAGTTCGGCGTGTGCCTGACCACCAGCTCCTGAGACACCGCCCCCTCCGCGGTGTTGGGGAACACCTTGGCGAGCATATCCTTGTCCCAGGACCGCAGGACCGCCGCGAAGATCGGCTGGTATCCGTAGTTCGTCGCCTCGACCACGACCCCGCCCCACTCCTCGGCAGGGTGAAGCCTCGTCTGCGCCCCGGGCCGGAAGACGCAGGCCTTGAGGACTCCGAGCTCCGTACCGCCGTACGGATACGCCGCCGACAGATTCGTCGGGTTCATCACCAGGACTCCCGGATTCCAAACGACGTTGTAGCTTTTCGGCGCGCTCATTTGCCACCCAGGAACCTGGCGATCTCGACGTCGATATCCGCCTTCGCCGTATCCGTGACGCCGACAAACGGCCTCGCGTTGACCTTCGTCGTGAGTTCGTTGACGTGGAACAGGAAGACCAGCTTCCCCGCCGCCGCGATCTCCGCCTTGAACACCTTCGCCTTCCTCCGGAATTCCGCCTTCGCCTCCGGCATGGAAATTCTCCCCTCGGCAACCTTCCTCCGCAAGGCCGCCTTGATCTTCGCCATCTCCTCGATCTCCCTGGCCGCCTTCCGCCTTGCCCCGCGAAGGAACAGCCCGAGATTCCTCTTCACCTGGGCCGTCACCGGAACTCGAGTCTCCCCGCCCCCGTGCTGGATCTGGGCATACGGGAGCGTCGATCCCACCTCGATCGTGAACGTACCTTTGCCGAGTATCCCACGCGCCGGAGAGAGGGATGCCCGCAGAGCCCCGGTATCCATCGCTGCCGGCCTGGCCTCGAATCTCCTGGGCTTCACGCGCGGCCCATTCTCGAGGTCCGCCACCGCGCCCGCATAGTTGACGATCGGCTCCGTCTGGTTCGGGTATCGCCTAGCCCAGCGGACGGACCCAAACGCCTGCCTGTCAAACGCCTTCTGCGACTCCCGGAGGAGGACGATCCCGATCCTCGCCAGAAGCCGCTCCGGGTTGGATAGCTTCTCGACGAATCTCGTAAGAGCCCCGCCCGCGACCCGGATCTCGTAATCGGGCACGGCCCCTCCTCTAGTACCGCCTCGGCGTGTCTCCCGACTGCGGGAACGGCCCCGGGACGAGATCCCCAAGGGACGGGCGATCAAAGTCGGGCCGGATCGGCGACGCTCCCTGCTCGCTCTCCGGAGTCGGGGTAAGCTGGGAGGTCGACTTGACCCGCATCCGCCCGCGGGGTCCGATCTTCGCCAATGCCCTCATGTCGTCCTCGATCTGCCGGTAGATCGACGACTCCTGCCCCCCCGCCTGGCCCGTATAGACCAGGAGGAGCCCGAAGAGGGCCTTGACCGCTACCGCGACGTGCTCAGCCTTGGTCTCGTCGTAGTCCTCGTTGACGTAGATCCTGAACATCCCCTGGACGTCCGCCGCGGCAAGATCCGTCCTTGCCGTATCCTCCGACGTCGCGCCGGAGTTCTGCGGGTTCGTGATCTGCTTGACGAGTTCCGTGCTATAGCGCGCCCGGAATTGGCTCGCGATCGTCACCCGACTCCTCCTCTACGTTGGATCGGTCCAGGTGACTCCGCCGCCCGTCGTCGACGGGAGATAGGCGTTGAAGAAAAACCAGAAGACCCATTGGAGGACCGCGAACGCCACTTCCGTATCGGTCCACGTCGCCTTGTCCCGCCGAAGGAACGGAGTCGATCCCCCGACGACCGCATACCATGCGCCGTCGAAATTTGTCATCTGCCCCATCGTCACGTCGTCGACCAGGACGTAGCCCGTCGTGCGGCTCGAAAGCTCGATCTCGATCTTCGGATCCTCCTGGTTCCAGTTGCGGAACCAGAGATCCTGATCGATGGGCATCTTTAGGATCTGCCACCCGCTCTGAGCCGCCAGCACGACGCTCGTGGACTTCGACCCGCGACGCAACGTCAAGGTCCCGTCTCCGGAGCCGATTGAGCGATTCCAGGCGATCTGGAGATAGTGAGGAGCCCTCGGGTTGAACTGGGCTCGCTTCACGTTGAAATTCTGAACGATCTTGTCGTTTGCTTTGAACTTCAACGACGCCGGGGTTGAGTCTCCCGAGAAGTCCCTGTAGTAGTTCGTCTGGTCGATCTCGAAGTTCGTGACCGACGAGCTCGCCGTCCAATCGGTGATCGCCGAAAGCGACGTGATCGACGTTCCGCTGTACTGCGAGAACGACGGGTTCGAGATGAATCTGAACGAGTCGTTCGCCGAGAGCGCCTTGATGGACCCCCCCCGGCCGGATCCGGACGACTTGAGGATGTCCCGTTCCGCCGCGGAGCCCGCGAAGTAGAAGATCTCCTCGTGTTCCCTGGCCCCCGAATGTTCGTCCGCGGTACACTCGGCCGTTTTCGTGTCCGCCGTCTGCGCCTCGATCGTCTGGGACCGCTCGTCGAGGTTGAGCCGGTGAATCATTCCGTTCCCGACCGCACCGGAGAACGTCGGCGTACCGAACGTGAACTGCCTGGACGTCACCCTCAGCGTGTTGTCCATCATGTAGTCGTAGATGCGGCCGATCATCGCGTCCGTCGACAGCTCCGGGTAGCCGATGAACTTGGCGTAGTCCGCGATCCCGGGAGAGATCATTCCAGGCACACGCTGCATCGCCAGGACAAGGGCCGACCTGAAATCCCTCAAGGCCGACGAATACAGGTCCCCGTAGTTCGACTCGAGAGACTGGAGGAACGTGTCCTCCATATTGACGAAGTTGTCCCCGACGTTGACCGACGATCCGGCCGCCACATGAGTCCCGCAGAACTTGCGGAACTCGTTGGCGATCTTGGCCATCTGCTTGATCTGGCCCTCGATTTCGGCCCTCGTCGGGGAAGCCATCTATTACTCCTTCCTCCCCCTCTGGACCGAAGCCGCAACCTCCGGCTCCACCTTGAAGTCGTGCTGGACATCCATCGGGGCCACGTCTCCATCGGCGCTGATCGGGTCCAGCAGTGCCCGCGCCGCGTCCTCGGAAACCCGCTTGAGGAAGAGGAACCTCCCCAGCGGCTCGTCGTTCACCGACCGCTGGTATCGCTTGTCCGTCATGTCGAGGATGAAGCCCCTCGAGTCCTTCCGCGACGTCCACCGGACGACCTTCTGCTTGACCCTCTCTACCAGGGCCTTCGCCTCCGCCTCCGTCAGTTGGATGAAATCCCCCCTCCGGAGGGATCTCGACGTCGTTCCGGTCCCCCGGTCCAGCAGGACCGTCTCGGCCGCCTTCGTGAACGCCGCCGCGATCTTGAACCCCTCGCCCCTGGCGCTCACGTGGACGGTTTGGTGCGGGCACCCAGGGAGCGTCCCCAGGTGATACCACCCGAGCTTCGCCTCCCTGCTGTTGCTCGCGCTGATCGGGGGCAGAGGGTCCTTGACCAGGGCATCCTGATGGACCGGCGCGGGCGGGAAATCGTTCCCGCCCTTCCCGCCGAGAAGAGATCCGAGCGTGACGAGTCCGGGGCGTGTGGGTTCTGCCATTTTCGTTCTCCTTTCCGACTCACGGACCTCCCGCATCACGGGGAGGGTTCTCGCTCAACCAGCGAGCGCGGTCCTGATGCCTAGTTGTTGACCTTGACGGCTCCGATGGGAAGGGCGAGCCCGTAGCCCCAGGTCGCCATGACCTTGTAGGATTCGAGCTTGGTGTTCCGCGCCCGCTCGGAGTTGTCCACGTTCTCGTAGAACTCCTGAAGCCCGATCGCCGCCTGGTGGAACACCGGCTTCTTTGGCGCACCGTTGAGGAAGACGTACCAGTCGTTGTCCCCGATGTAGA